TTGTACGTCGACAACGCAAAAGTAGATAGAATTGTTGTTAACGAATCTGAAGGCAAGAAACCAGAACAGTATGTGATCAGAGACATCAATCCTAACCTGCAGAGATTGTCAGCAACACAGATCACACCAAACCAAACATATGGTGGTGGTGGAACCACAGGCGGTGGAACAGCGGCATACGGTTCAAGTTATGCAAACGCAGGTGCCACGAACAGCCTGTCTGGATTTGCAGGTGCTTCAACAGGTGGAAGATTCTACAAAACAATGAATGCATACAACATCAATGCAGAGCATGTTATTCACATGTCCATGTCAGACGGTTTAGACAACTTATTTCCGTTTGGACAGTCGGTGTTGGAACAAGTGTTCAAAGTTTACAAGCAGAAAGAATTGCTAGAAGATGCAATTATTATATACAGGGTACAGAGAGCACCTGAAAGAAGAGTGTTCTACATTGACGTAGGAAACATGCCAACTCACTTGGCCATGCAATTTGTAGAAAGGGTAAAGAATGAAATAAATCAAAGAAGGATACCAAGTGCTTCAGGTGGTGCAAACTTTATTGATGCAACTTATAACCCAATGAGTATCAACGAAGACTACTTCTTCCCACAGACAGCTGAAGGTAGAGGATCAAAAGTTGACACACTGCCAGGTGGTACCAACCTTGGAGAGATAGATGACTTGAGATTCTTCACAAACAAACTGTTCAGGGGTCTTAGAATACCAAGCTCTTATCTGCCAACAGGTGCCGAAGATGGACAACAGCAGTACAATGATGGAAGGGTTGGGACTGCTTACATACAGGAACTTAGATTCAACAAATACTGTGCAAGACTACAAAGCATGTTGGCTGGAACATTCGACGAAGAATTTAAATTGTGGATTAAACAAAAAGGTTACAACATAGACAACAGTATGTTTGAGATTAAATTAAATCCACCGCAAAACTTTGCACAATACAGACAGACAGAGATGGACCAAGCAAGGGTAAACACATTCACAGCGGTGGCAGAACTTCCATACATGTCGAAAAGGTTTGCCTTGAAAAGGTATCTCGGCTTAACTGAGGAGGAGATGGCAAGAAATGCTGATCTTTGGGCTGAGGAGAACAACATTCCACAGAATAAACAAACTAAAAATGCACAATTACGTTCGGGTGGAGTAACCCAATCAGGAATAGCCGGAGATCTCGATCAATTCGAAGAACCTACAGCAAGTCCGGATGCACCAGAGCCAGGAGCACCACAACCAGGACAACCGGGCCAGACTCCGGGTGGGCAAACGCCAGGTGGCACAGGCGGAGGAGACGCAACATAAGGTTAAATACGGATATGAAACTGAATGAATTTTTTACATACGGTACAGACGGCTTCCAGCAGGACAAAACCTATGAGCCAGAACACGATATATCAATTTTAGATTCAGAAGACACAAGAAAAACACGTTTGACTCTCAAACAAATCAACTCTATGAGACTTGCATCTGAGGAACATGATGCACAGCAGAAGGAAGAAGCGGTGTTCGTTCAAAAGATGTACGGACAACCTGCACCAGACGATAACTTACAGTTGTAATGTCATCAATAGCATTTGTACTCGGCAACGGTGAATCACGTAGGGGAATCGAAATCAACGAACTTATGAACAAAGGGACTGTGTTTGCCTGTAACGGCGTTTACAGAACACATAGGCCAAACTTCCTGATAGCTGTAGATCCAAAAATGATCTTGGAGATTGCTGAAACAGACTATGTAATCCATAATAAAGTTTACTCGAACTACAATGCCCAGTACGCCAAGCACCAAAAGATATTAGACCATGTCAATTGGTTCAAGCCCAGCCTAGGATGGTCAAGCGGTCCAACAGCACTGAGAATGGCATGTGATCATGGATTTAAGGAGATCTACATACTGGGCTTTGACTATCAAGGGCACAAGGCAGATGGAAAAAATCAAGGCTATAGATTCAACAACATTTTCAAAGACACCAGGAACTATAAAAAAAGCAACGAACAGGCCACATTTCATGGCAACTGGCTTAACCAGACAAAACGTTGTGTGAATGATTTTGCAGATGTACGTTTTCACAGAGTGATACCAAAGGGGTGGTTCTTACCCAAGGATCTTGCAGGAAAATTCACCAAAGGGAACATCACCCATCCTACCACAGAAGAATTTTTAACAAAATTCAACTTGAAGCTAAACAAATAACCAAAAATACACCTTTTCACGCCAATTATAGCCCCGTTTTTACGCTTTATTTGTAAATACAAACACTTATAAGTACAAATCGACTATAAAACAAGGAGCACGTGTAAAATGTCAAACAATAAATTTGAGTCGTTATTAGAATTACTAATAAACGAAGAAAACGATAAAGCAGAAGCTTTATTCCATGAAATCGTTGTAGAAAAATCAAGAGATATCTACGAAAATCTAGCAGACGAAGAAGTTACTGCAGAAGCGATGCATGACAAGAAAATGAAAAAAGAAGATGAAGTTACAGAAACTGAGACTACTGAAGCAATGCATGACAAAAAAGACAAAATGAAAAAAGAGTCTGAGTCAGAAGCAAATGATGAACAAGTAGACGAAGTAGTAGACATCGAAGACGAAGCAACTGAATCTGAAACATCAGAAGAAGAATCAATTGAAGAAGTAGGCGGCGACGCAACTGACGAATTGGTTAAAGACATATCAGCAGACGAAGAAGGCGCTAAAGAGGCTAATATGGGCATGGACATGGAAAAAGACATGGACAAAGACATGGACAAAGACATGGACAAAGACATGGACGGCGACAAAGACGACGAAGATATGGAAGACAGAGTAGTTGACTTGGAAGACGCTTTAGATGAATTAAAAGCAGAATTCGAAGCAATGATGGGCGACAAAAAAGACGACGACGATAAAGAAGACGAGTCTTTAGAAGTTGCACCAGAGTTAACTCCAGAAGTTGAAATGGAAGGCAAGCAGACTGAAGCAATGCACAAGGACAAAGGCATGAAAAAAGAGGCTATGCACAAGGACAAAGGCATGAAAAAAGAGGCTATGCACAAGGACAAAGATAAGAAAAAAATGTCTGAGTACGCAAACCCAGTCAAAGCTGACCATTCAGATCAATCAGACAAAGCGGCAAAAGGCGCTACACCAATGGTAGGCGGTTCAAAAGTTAAAACCGGCGCTAGTGGTTCAAACATCGCACAGTCACAAGCAGACAGCGGCGATAGACCGGCACCAAATGCAGAGAAAATGGGTGAGTTTGAAAACTCTCCAGGCAAAGCAAAAGGAACTTCAATGAAAAAAGAAGTAAAACCAGCTATGGCTGACGGTTCTGAGAAATCTGCAAAATCTCCAATCGCTGGCAAATAATTGCTAGAGATTGTTGGTTAACAAGGAGATCATCGGATGTCACTATACCTAAGAGAGAATCTAACATTTGATCAGGCCAGAGTACAGATCCTGCACGAGGGAGAACACGGCAAAGATTTGTACATGAAAGGTATCTGTATTCAAGGTGGGATCAAAAATGCCAATCAGAGAGTTTATCCAGTGCAGGAGATTGCAAAAGCAACCAAAACACTGAACGATCAGATCGGTTCTGGATACTCTGTGCTAGGTGAAGTAGATCACCCAGATGATTTAAAAATTAATTTGGACCGTGTGTCTCACATGATAACTGAAATGTGGATGGATGGACCAAATGGATACGGTAAAATGAAAATTTTACCAACACCAATGGGCCAACTTGTCAAGACTATGTTGGAATCAGGTGTGAAACTAGGCGTTTCAAGTAGGGGAAGTGGAAACATTTCCGAGTACGGAAGCGGAGAAGTTTCAGACTTTGAGATCATCACAGTAGATGTTGTGGCCCAACCTTCGGCACCTGGTGCATATCCTACGCCAATTTACGAACACCTAATGAACACCAAGGGTGGTAATATGGCAAAGGGTTTGGCGGCTGAAGTTAGAAATGACCCAAAAGCACAGAAGTTTCTTAAAGAAGCTTTAACAAACATAATAAAGGACCTGAAATAAAATGATAGACGCAATATCAAAATTAGTAGAATCTGGAGCAATATCTGAAGATGTGCAAAAGAGCATCCAAGAAGCTTGGGATTCGAAAATTAAAGAGAACAAAGAACAAGTAGGTGCTGAGTTACGAGAAGAGTTTGCTAAAAGATACGAGCACGACAAGGCAAACATGATCGAAGCTATCGACACTATGATGAACGAAAAGTTATCTGAAGAGATTACAAAGTTCGTTGAGGACAGAAAAGCACTTGCACAAGAAAAAATTGCTTACAAAGAAAACGTAGGCAAACATTCTGCTAAATTAGAAAATTTTATACTTTCTAAACTGTCAGAAGAGTTAAAAGAACTACACA